GATGTGTACGTGAGCGCCACAACCAACATCACTGCACTTACTGTATTTTACAGTTAAGGAAAGGCTATGCGCAGGTACTACGCAAAAGGTGGCAGGGTCGATAAAAAGGCCATGTCCTGCAACAAACCCAAGCGCACTCCCAGCCACCCAAAGAAGTCTCATGTAGTTAAGGCTTGCGAGGGTGGTAAGGAGAAAGTCATTCGTTTCGGTGAGCAAGGCGCCAGCACTGCTGGTAAGCCCAAGAAAGGCGAATCCGCACGTATGAAGGCCAAGCGTAAATCCTTCAAGGCTCGCCACGGACGCAATATCAAGAAAGGTAAGATGAGCGCGGCCTACTGGGCGGACAAGGTGAAATGGTAAAAGATGCCAAGTAAATCAAAGAAACAACATGATTTAATGGTAGCGGTTGCTAACAACCCGAAGTTTGCCAAGAAAGTGGGAATCCCACAGAGTGTGGGCAAAGACTACGAAAAGGCGGACGAAGGTAAAAAATTTAAACGAGGTGGCAAAATGTCAAATTGTGGCACTAAAAGAATGAAAAAAGGTGGTATGGCTGGATACCACAAAATGCCTGATGGCTCCATGATGAAAGACTCTGAGCATAAAATGATGGGCGGCGGCAAGGTAATGAAGTACGAGCGGGGCGGTAAAGTCCGTGGTGCTGGTATGGCCATGAAAGGTGTACGTCCTTGTAAGATGCGATGAGAAGCTATTACAAAAAAGGCTGTGGCTGTGGCATGAGGGAAGGCGGTACGGTAAAGGATGCGTGTTATCGCAAAGTGAAATCGCAGTATAAGGTTTTCCCGTCTGCCTACGCCTCCGGGGCTATAGCCAAATGCAGGAAGAAGGCTAGTGGCGGTTCGTAAGACAGAAAAGGGCGCGGCCCTCAAACGCTGGTTTAAAGAGGACTGGAAGGACGTTCGTACAGGTAAGGCGTGCGGGCGTCAAGAGGGTGAAAAACGCGGTACGCCGTACTGTAGGCCCACTAAGAGGGTGTCTAGTAAGACCCCGAAAACCGCTTCTGAAATGACTGCGGCGGAGAAGAAGTCCAGAATTAGCCAGAAGAAACGATTAGGCCAGCCAGCGGGGAAACCCAAGCGTGTATCGCCTTTGAAGCGCAAAAAGACAACGAAGGCTAGGAAGAAATAATGGCTACATCAGGTACTACAGCGTTCAGCCCAGACTTCACCGAGATTGCGGAAGAAGCGTGGGAACGTGCCGGTAGGGAAATGCGTTCAGGCTATGACCTGCGCACTGCCCGTAGGTCTATGAATTTGCTCACAATTGAGTGGCAAAACCGTGGCCTTAACATGTGGACCATAGAGGAGGGCAACGTTGCCCTTACTTCCGGTACTGCTACTTACAACTTGCCCGCCGATACTATAGACCTACTGGAACAGGTTATACGTACTGGCGCAGGTAGTGTAAGCACCCAGTCTGATTTGAATATGTCTAGGGTGAGTGTATCCACGTACTCCTCTATCCCCAACAAGCTGTCACAGGGGCGTCCGATTCAGGTTTATGTTGACCGGGGCCGGGATAACCCCACTGTTACGGTGTGGCCTGTGCCGGATAGTGACGCCTACACATTGGTGTATTGGCGTATGCGTAGGATTCAGGATGCTGGGGCTGGCGCAGAAACAGCCGATGTTAACTTCCGGTTCCTTCCCTGTTTGGTGGCGGGGCTGGCGTATTATATTGCTATGAAAGACCCGGAGCTTGCGCCACGAGTGCCGATGTTGCAGGCCGAATACGAAAAACAGTTTGATCTGGCGGCTGGCGAAGACCGAGAGAAAGCGTCGGTTCGCTTTGTGCCTAGGATGTTTCGGGCTATCTGATGGCTAGATATTCCGCCGCTGTCAACGCTATCGCCATATGCGATGTGTGTGGGTTCCAGTACCGGTTGCGTCAACTCACTAATCTGGTTCGCAAGGGTAAAGAGACTAACATCAAGGCGTGCCCTGAATGTTGGAACCCGGACCACCCCCAGTTACATCTGGGAGAGTTTGTTATAGAAGACCCACAGGCCGTGCGAGACCCGCGCCCTGACACTGCGGAGCTGGCGGCAAGTAGGGATACCCAATGGGGTTGGAACCCTGTAGGATTAAACAATAATGACGGGCTTACTCCAGACAACCTACAAGGTACTGGTGGGCTAGGAACTGTAACAGTAACAACAAGTTAGGAGCGAATAATGAAAGCGCCCAAAGTAAAGAAACTGCCAAACCAGCCAAAAAAATATAAGGTAGAGTGCTGTAACCAGCCGATTGATATGAAGACTAGCGGTGTAAAAACTCGCGGTAACGGTGCGGCTACTAAAGGTACGATAGCCCGTGGCCCAATGGCGTAAGAGGTAATTCTGGTGAACTACACCGAATTAAAGACGAATATACAAGACATTTGTGAGAATACATTCACAGATGACCAGCTTGCTTTATTCACGCAACAGGCCGAACAGACTATATATAACACTGTTCAGATACCTGAACTGCGTCGGAATCAGATTGGTAGTGTGTCTGCTAATAATAAGTACCTGCTATACCCAACGGATATGCTGTACGTATTCTCTCTAGCTGTAACGGATGACGATGGTAATTTTCAGTATTTGCTAGACAAAGACGTAAACTTTATTCGTGAAGCGTACCCTAGCCCAAGCACTACTGGGTTACCTAAACACTATGCGTTCTTTGACGATACTGCGTTCATTTTAGGACCGACACCGGACAGCAATTACGTAGTAGAGCTTCATTATGGTTACTACCCGGAGTCTATTGTCACGACTGGGACTACGTGGTTGGGTGATGAGTTTGACTCCGCCCTACTAAATGGTGCGCTTATTGAGGCTATTAGGTTCCTTAAAGGTGAGCCTGATATGATTGCTTTGTATGAGAAGTTGTATTCGCAAGCTGTTCTTTTGCTTAAGAATCTTGGCGACGGCAAGATGCGGCAAGACGCTTATCGTTCTGGGCAAGTTAGAAAAGAGGTAGCTTAATGCTGGGCACAGAGGCAAAGAATGATATTGGGTTTGAAGTAAAGGTAGTTACTACGCAGAACCGTGGGCACACGCCAGAGGAGCTTGCTGAGATGGCATTGGAAAAGATGCTGTCTATTAGCGATACCGCTGATCCAGCGATTAAAGCCCAAGCATACGCATATAGGGATCGGATTAAGTATTTACTGGTCTTCTATATGCAAGAGGCGATTCGCTCAGATAGGACGACTATTTGCGCCGAGTTAGCGCAACAGGGCCATGCTGACTTGGCTCGAATTATCAGTAAATTATGAGGTAATTATCATGGCAATTACACAAGCAATGTGTACGTCTTTTAAGGTTGAACTGCTTAACGGCATTCACGCCTTTGGGACTACTGTAGCCCGTGCTGGCACGACCGCTGACACAATGAAGGTAGCGTTGTTTACTAGCTCTGCAACACTGGACGCAACTACTACGGCTTACAGCACTTCAAACGAAGCATCTGGCACTGGTTATAGTGCTGGTGGTAATACACTGACTACTGTAGCTCCTACAAGCTCAGGCACCACAGCGTTTACTGACTTTGCGGATACTACTTGGTCTACATCTACCATTACTGCTAGGGGTGCGTTGATCTACAACAGCACTCAGTCTAATAAGTCTGTTGCGGTGTTGGACTTTGGTTCTGACAAATCATCCTCTGCGGGCGACTTTACTATTATTTTCCCAACAGCGGACGCTAGTAACGCGATTATACGGATAGCCTAATATGGCTGACGTAAGAGTCGTATTTGAGGGTTGGGGTCGAGGCCCGTGGGGTTTTGGCCCGTGGGGCGAGGGTAGCTACGACTTCGTACTCACTACGTCTCTGGGTGAAGAAACCGTATCTACTGATACTAGATTTAGTGTTACTGGCGTTCAAGGCACCACGACACTAGGCACTGTTACTACAAAAACAGTAAATTATGTCTACCCAACTGGCGTTGCCGGGACTACGGCGTTAGGCACAGTAACTGTAACGCATGAAGCCAATGTAAGTGTTACGGGCGTTGCCGCAGAGGCTATAATACCAACGGGCGGTGGCCCGGCATTTACGGCAGATGGAACCGCGCAGCTTTCCACGGCCCAAGCTAAGTTTGGCCCATCTTCACTCCTGCTTGATGGCACGGACGACTTTGTAACTTCTGACACTAACATTGACCTAAGTTCCGGTGATTTCACAGTAGATATGTGGATTCGTCCGACAAATGTTACAGGCTACAAAGGCTTGTGGCAGACCGGTACAAGCTCTCTGCTTAATGTGTATTTGATCGGTAATCAGGTTCAAGGCGTTGTCGGCGGATCAACAACCCTTTTCTTATCTAGTACCAGAATTTCTCCAAATGTCTGGACTATGATTTCTGTTGAAAGAGAAGGGAATGTTCACAGGCTTTACATCAACGGGGTGTTAGAGCAGTCCAGTTCTACTGGAAACCGCCCAGATGATGGCGTTTTTGCTATTGGTAAAAATGGATTTGGTGACTTCAATGGGTACATTGATGAGCTGCGGCTGTCTTCCGTTGCTCGTTATGGAGGCACCTCTTTCACAGAGCCGACTGCAAATTACGCAGTAGATGGCGATACAAATTCACTTTTACACTTTGACGGTATTAACGGCTCCACCGACATCATTAACGAAACAGACCGTGGCGTTATTGTTATTGGAGAAGCTAATGTCTTCCCGACAGGTCTTGAAGCTACTTCTGAAGTCGGTAACCCGACGGTTAAGACCGATGCTATTCTAAGTGTAACCGGAGTTGAAGCGACTACTGCGCTAGGTATTCCAAGTGTTTCAACTGAAGTTAATGCCAGCGTTACGGGCGTTGCGGGCACTACTGGAATAGGTGTAGTTTCTATAATAACTACCGTTAATCTATACCCTATAGGAGTACAAGCTACCGGAAGAGTTGGAGACGTATCGGTTTGGGGGTTGATAATTCCAAGCCAAACAGCGAATTGGGCGGAAATAGACCCTAACCAGACATCAAATTGGACAGATATAAACCCCAGTCAGACAGCAAACTGGACGGATATTGCGGCATGAAGACTACAGCACAAGCAGTTAATTTAGATAGCGGTATAGACCCCAAGCACGAAATTGAGATTTTGTGCGCAAATTGTGGCTTTGATCTGGACGAATCTGAGTTATCAGCGGATACTTGCTCTGATTGCGGGGAAGCACTTAACTTACAGAAAAACTTAAAGGTATACGCCACCAGCGTCCCTGCTGCACAAGGCCAGACAATAGGTTGAGGTAAAAAATAATGGCTACTTACACTAACAACTTACGCCTAAAAGAAATCACCACGGGTGACGAAGACGGTACTTGGGGCACTAGCACTAACAACAACCTCGATCTTATTGCCGAGTCTCTAGGATATTCTACCCAAAATTGTTTCAGCAGTGATTCCAACGCTACCACTACTATAGCAGACGGCACTTCTGACCCTGCCCGCGCGATGTATTTTAAAGTTACCTCTAGCGCAACCCTTACAGGCACTAGAACACTCACAATAGCCCCCAACACCGTGTCTAGGGTCATGTTTATTGAAAATGCTACTACTGGCTCTCAAAGTATTAGGATTAAGCAGGGTTCTGGCGGCAATGTAACTATACCCAGTGGGCAGACAAAAATTGTATATCTTGATGGTGCGGGTTCCGGTGCGGCTGTAGTGGACGCCTTAAACGCTACTACTTTTGAAGACCTATTCCTCGCCTCCGGCGGTGTAATCAACTGGGACGCTGGCGACGTTACCATCACGCACAGTGCTAATGCGCTTGCTTTTGCTGGTGGCACTTATAGTTTTGACGATACTGTTACTGTAACTAACACTACCACCGATAACGGCGTATTCATCGACCAGAATGGTAACGGAACTGCGCTGTTTATTGATACAGAGACAACGACTTCATACGGTTTATATGTTAATGCTAATACCCTGACAACTGGTAACGGTATTTACGCATATAGTAATAGCGCAGTTTTTTCATCATCTGGCGGCTTACTCAGAGTAATAGTTGAAAACGCTTCAGCTACAGGGAACGCGGCAAATATAAGAAACGATGGCACGGGCAAGGGCATGATCATCGACCAGAATGGTGATGGCGTTGCACTGAACATTGATAGTGAGGCTACCTCTGCTAACGGCATTACCGTTACCCTTGCAGGTACAGGTTACGGTCTTGAGTGCACTGACAGTAACATCGCGGACCAATATGGCTATTTGCGTACTATCCCACCGGTGGGGGCCAAAACATCTAGTTATACATTGGCTACCGATGATGTAGGCCAGTATGTGCAAGTAGGTACGGGCGGCTCAATTACGATACCTGACGCTACTTTCAGTGAAGGCGATGTTGTCAATATTTTTAACAACACAACAGGTGACATAACTATTACTTGTTCTATTACCACTGCGTATAAATCAGGAACAGACGCAGACGTTGAAAGCGTCGCACTAATCACGCGCGGTTTGTGCAGCATTTTCTTTATATCAGGCACAGTTTGCGCCATTGCAGGAGCCGTTAGATAATGTCAGGCGCACTTGCTTTATTTTCTGGGATCAATGCTTCCGGTACTCCATACAACATTGATTACCTAGTTGTTGGTGGTGGAGGCTCTGGCGGCTTTAGCACTTATGGTGGCGGTGGAGGCGCTGGCGGCTTTAGGTCTGATGTAAAAACTATTGACCCAAACACGGTTTACGTCGTAACCATTGGCGCAGGGGGTACGGGGGGTGCGAGCTCCATCGACGGTTCTCCGGGTGGCGCGTCAAGTTTTGATGGTTTTGAATCCGCTGGCGGCGGCACTGGTGGTGCCAGTGGTGGGTCAGCGGGCGGAAGACCCGGCGGATCAGGCGGTGGTGGAGAAGGCAACACCGTGGGAGGGGTTGGTAACACTCCGTC